GTCGGCTACTGGGAACGTATCGTCTGCTTGGATTTCAAAAACGACATTCGGATCATCAATGATAAATGCAATGATGTCAGAAGCGTTTGTGCTTGCTGGATAAAAGTTGCTGAACACTTGCTCACTGGTAGTGGGGTCCGTGTACATGCAACCATTGAAAACGCCTACAATCGGCACAGTTCCACCGTCAGCGTGTACTTCAATACCGCCTCCGGTTACCTGGGCAACCATGTCGCCCTGGAAAATACTTGTGCCATAGTTTGCAGCGATTCGATATCGGCTTTGTCCACCAGTATAGACTCCACCGCCTATCATTCTGGATGGACGCATGCCAAATGCGGCATCATTATTAGCCATCGCGTTGCCTCCTAAAAATAAACACAATCAAAAAGATTAAGTTCTACCTTTTCCAAACGAAACCTGCGTTTTCCTTTCTCTCGTCATGGGCATCGCAGGATTCTCCTCTCGCATCAAATCGTTATCAACTGCTCTCATTTGATTTTCGGTTTGCTGCTCGAAATGAGCATTACGCTCATCTGCTGTCTCTTCTGGAATCTTGCAGAGTATCAATCCACCAACACCCACTGTTCCAGCATGCTTACCATCATCAATAGTTGGTAGGTCATAGCCTTCTACTTCTGAGGGCTTAACAGGCTCAAAGCCCTCTCTAAGCCTCATGTGTACGTTGGTTTTATCATCCTCTCCTCGAATATGCGTCCTAATCCACCTGTATCTCATACCGGCAGGAGCAGGAGGCGTTTCCAGAATTTGAGGTGGAGTCCATGGTTTTCTTGCAGCCTTAGTTGACCGTGAAGAAGCACTTCTGGGAGTTCTATTAGATCCTGTCTTTGTTTCTTCGTTCATGATCTCTGTAACCTCATTTTTTGTTTTGCGTATTCCTTGAATGGTACTCCTAGCCTTTTAGCAAGTTGCTGTTCGCTAGGACTCAACTCAATCCTACGATTATTTTGATTGCGTCCAGTTCCAGTTGTGCGCGATCCGGAGACTACTTTTTGGACGGTAGTTTCATCCCCCGCGATATCAAACTTATGAGGAAAAGCTTCCCTCATCTGCTTGTTAATTTGAGAATAGTATTCATCTGATTCTAAGTCAATCTGCGTTGCAGCCAACCTATTATGAATTGCCATGACTTGATCAGTCATTGCCTGGTCAGTTCCAAACCATTCATTCTCTTCTGCCCACTGTTGAGCTCTCGCAGAAGGCTCTTGATAGACAGGTTCGTTCTGTGGTTGCCCGTAAACGGGATTAGTAAGACCTTGCTCACGTTGAAGATCTTCAAAGGTTTGCTCCTGGCTGGCCTCTTGATTTTCCAACCAGGCCTGATACTGAACTTTGTAATCCTCATAGTCCTGCTTGTACTTATTCAACGCTGCTCTATCAGCTTCTGCTTGTGCAATAAGTTGTTGAGCATCTGCCATTCTGTCTGGATCACCAGACTCATAGGCAGTCTTATAGGCATTCTTTGCAGCTTGTGCTTGAGTTTCCACTCTCGTTTCAAACTCATCTCTATACCCCTCTTGAAGGCGCATATTTTCTTGAGATGATGATTGTTGAGAACTAAGTAACTGGCCTGAAAGATTTTTGTTTTGCTCCTGCAGTTCTTTTACATACTGCAGTGCTTGTAGTTCTCTTCGTTGAAACTCTTTTGCTTGCGCGACAGCTTTGTTTATTCTGTCCTGAGAAGTTCTTGTTCTGCGCTCTGCCTCAGATAATTCTTCATCTTCATCTATCGGCTTTGCATCAAAGTCTTCTTTGACTACATCTTCTGTAATCGGTTCTATTTCTTGAACATCCTCTTCATCGAGGTCGATTACTGCGACCTCTTCGGATGTTTCTTCTTCTACTCTTCTGTTTTCTGGAAGCGAGGCTTTCTCAATATTCTCATCATTAAGATTAGCCAGAGCTTCGGTTAGTGTTTCTTCAGCCATGTTTTCACCTATGCAGATTTAATATCGTCTGGATTTAGTATTGTTCCGATCACTTCATCATCATTAATAATTCTGACTTCATGATCATCCTCTAGTGCAAAGCGAGCTCCTGCATATCTACCGATAAGCACCCAATCTCCTTTCTTGCACCATGGTATGCCCTCAAACTTTGTATCGTCTTTGTAAGCCAAAGGACCGACCTTCAATACATAACACACTGATGTGGCTAGGTTTTCTTTATCCACAGTGGAATCAAGAAGGTGTATACCACCATCAGTGATACCTTTTCCCTTGTATGGCAAGACTAGAAGTCTCCACCCAGAGGGGTCAGGCATTCGTTCAACCAGTGATTTATCTAACACGGTGGGGTCTAAGACCCGTTCTTCTTCGCTAACATATGCATCCGTAACGGACGGTTTTGCGATAGTGTCCAGTTTTGGCTCACTCATCGAGTTCATCTCCCTGTATGTGCAACGCTTCTTTTAGATCCTGTCGTAGGGTGCGAAGCATTGATAACTCACCCATGACAAATTTATAGTCCTCCATATCTTTTATGTTACCTGAAGTAACATAGTCTACATGTCCCTGCTCGTATTGATTCAGTTTTTTATATATGTAAGACGCGAGTGCAACTGAATCCATCTGTTACCTAATCGGACCTGATACACCTGGCGGCAGATTTAATAATCTTGGATCTGGTGCAATTCCAACTGGTTCTATCTCACCTGTGCCTGGATTAACACGAGCGCCACTTGCAGGTTCTCTTCTACGTTCTACCTGCTCTGGCATTGTTGCACTTGCAAGTCCTGCATAAGGAAGCAACGGAGCTATAGGCATTGGCTGTCCGTATCCACCAAACTGTGTTTGTGGCACTGCCAATGTTGGCATTTGATAAGTCGGATACTCAGATGCTCTTATATTTCCACCGGGCTGCATCATTCTTGCTCTTGTTTCTTGCATTTGTCTTTCATAATCATCCCTAACAGATGGGTCAAAAGACTGCCCAACAATATTTATTGGTCTATATGCATCTTGAAACCCTTTGAATGGATCAACGCTCACAAGCCGTGGTTGTGGTGGAGGTGTTGGTGCGGAAACAGGATCTCCAGGTGGTCTTTGTCCTGGTTGATCCATGAACACCTCTCCAGGCATTACATCACTTGGAGGTGGCGGCATTGGGGGTCTTACTACAGGTGGTGGCGCAGGTGGTAAATCTGGTGCGGGTTCTCTTCCAATATCCGGTCCACCAACTATTTCACCTGGCTTGTACCCAATTGGTCTTTCTGAAGTTTCTACAGGAGGTTTAGATACAGCAGGAATAGTTACCTGACCAGCACCAGGAATATCAATTACTTTTGGTATCTTGATATCTAGGTCTTTGATGATCTTATCGATATCTTCTCTTGTAGGAGTATCGACTCGAATATCTTCTCGCTCTCTGATCCTGCCTTTCTTTGGTGTCTTTACTTCTTTTTTAGGTTTTGCTTTTACCTCTGCCTTTGGCGCAGCAGGGGTTGTTGATGAAAGCCTAATTTCTCCAATACCTGGTACATTAATCACTTCTGGTATGTCGATTTGAACGTCTTCTCTAGACCTTGGTCTTGCAGCAACTTTTGCTTTTGCAGGAGCTTTTGGTTTAGGAGTTGTATCTACTCTAGTAGGAGGTTCAGGTTCACCACGGGTAGGTCTTCTTTTTTCTATCTTGCCCTTTGCAACTTTAGCTGGTGTTTTTGGTTCGGCTTTTGGAGGCTTAGGAGGTTTGGGAGCTTCTTTCTTTTTTTCTATTGCTTTTGCAAACTCATCTGCTGAATAGGTCTTCTTAGCTCCAAACGCATCCAAAGTATATTTACCAGTAGATGGATCGAATGAAACTTTGCCATCTCCTGATTTGCCAAGAGCAGACTGATTAAACTTATCAATTAATTTTTGATCTACTTTCTTTGGCTTGTATGTACCCGCTATTTTTTGATCAAGGATATCTTGATCTTTCTTTCTTCTTGCAGTTACACCTGACTTATCTTGAGCTTTCTTCTTTAAATCAGCGGCTTTTTTCTTTTGAGCGCCCTCTTTCTTTTCAATCTTTGCAAGAGCTTTCGGGCTGTACAAACGCATCTCTTGTTTAGGACCAAGATAGGTAACATATTTACCAGTGGCAGGATTAAGTATCTGACGCTCCATGCCGCCGATAGATCTTCTTCTGCCGAGAGCTCTTATGCCTCGTCTTTTCTTGGCTTTCACCATCCGAAACTTCGGCTTGTCTCCTACCATCTCTGGTTTTCTAGCCATCAATAACCTCCAAATGGACCGCCAAAGGTTTGTCTTTGCATTCTAGGAGCCATGGGTGGGGCATATCCTTGATATCCACCTTGCATGCCACCCATTTGTGGCATGCCTCCACCAAAGCCGCCTCCAAATCCTTGTTGACCGCCCATACCGCCCATACCTTGGCTGTTGAACATTTGATACAACTGCATCATAGACTGAACAAAATTCATAAACTGGTTTATGCCACCTTGATTTCCTTGAGGCATAAATCCACGCTGCATCTGTGCCTGATTATCTATTCTTAAATTTGATAATCCAGGTAATCCTACTGGTTTTGGAGCTGGAAAAAGATCAAAAGTTTGTTGGTCGGGGCTTCCCATACCCAAACCTCCTGATGCGCTTGGCATCGCTTTCATTGAATTACCTAAATTTGGTTTACCAAAAAGCTGATCTAAAGCTCCTGTTTGTGCGTTAGAAAGACGAAGCATTTCTTGTTTTACCTGATCAGGAGTTTTAGCAAGGTCTGTTTGTCTTTGTGTATCAACTTGCGCCTGAAGTCTTGTTGCCTCATCTTTGGTGACATATCTAGTTGGACCCTGATCCATTTGAGATGGATCTGGCACCAACTCGCCAGAATTTATTCTATTTTGATATGCTTGGTTCTCTGCGCGAACCTGAGCTAGATAGTCAGCATTGGCTTGTCCAAGCATTTAGTAAACCCCTGAGAACCTCTTACCTCGAAGAGCAGCACCACCGCCTCGCATTTCACCAGAGCCATATGGCTTAGGTGCGCCAGGATTAGGCACATCTTCTGCCTTCGCATAATTGACAGTGCCTTGGTCTTTGATTGTGACACTGCTGTCTGAAACTTTAGGGTCACTGAAAGATGTTTGACGTTTGATTGGATTCATCATGTTTTCCTATTTTTTCTTAGCGGGTGCTTTTTTCGCGGCAGCTTTTTTAGCAGGTGCTTTCTTAGCTGTAGCTTTCTTCTTCGGAGCAGGTGCAGGTTTTTCTGTAACTGGCTCTTCAGGTGCTTCTTGTTTAACTATTTCTTCTGCTTCCAAGATACGACCTTCAAGCTTTGCAAGACGCATCTCTTCTTCTTTCCGGTTTGCAGCTTTCTGATCTGCTGCTCTTTTTGCTCTGACACTACTGGTCATTATCTACCCCCAAAAAAGTTCTTGGCCATGTTCTCTGCAGTCTTTGCCATCTGCTGTTGTCTGGCCACATCAATCCTATCCTGTGCAGTATCGTTCTTCATGTCTGCAATGGCAACTTGTGCTGCTAATCTCTCATCACCGATATCTTCCTGATTATCGATTCTTCTTCTTTCGAGATCAATTCGCTGCTGTCCTTCGCTGGCTTTACGATCCACATCCGCTGCCTTGATATCAAGCTCTTCTTTTCTCAGTCCGACCAAAGGATCTTCCTGATCTGGAGCTGCAAACTGAGGAGCCAACTCTTGTAGAATCTGTGTGGTCAACTGAGCAACCTTGTCTTCAACGACCAGCATCATCTGCTGCTGCATTTGTTGTCCCTGTTGTTGCATCATCGGATTAGTCATCGCTTGTTGCTGAACAACTTGTAGTTGTTGTTGCATGTTCACCACTTCTGGGTCTTGCATAGCAGCCTCACGCGCTTTGAAATCAACATGCTGATAGATATGTGACTGAATCAAAGCCAAACCTTGTTGCTGTCCGGGTGGTACATTCTGAACTACAAAGGTGCTGTACAGCTGTAAGTGTGCAGCGATATGTGCATCGTGATCTTGATCTTGAAAAGCTTGTGCGGGTTGTCCCTGCAGGAATCCTGAGTTCTCCATAGCAGAAGATACAGGTTGCGGCTGTGGTGGTGCAGGTAGTATCTGATCAACCTGCTGTATGCCCATCGCCTCATACATCCTGCGATACGCATTGTAGATACCCATCGGTCCATGAATCTGTGGATTGGACTGAACCATCTGTAACATCTCTTGAGCCATCATCACGCGCTGACTCATGGAGAATATATTCGGGTCTGATACAGGTAGTATGTCGATACGATCGTCAAAGTCAGTTGCCATCAACTGCTGCTGACCATTCGCAATCATATATGGATACGCTTTGACAGGTGACTCTTTAATCACTCTTGCAAGCAGATTGAACTCAATCTTCTGCGAATAGTGCAGTCGCTTGTGTATCGCGCTCATGACTCGACTACCTCTTTCAAGAAGCGCAATCGTTGTACCCACAGGTGCTTGTTGGTTGCCGTCACCAACCTGCATATCAGCTATTGATGCAAAGCGTTTACCTGAATCAACCAACATA